TGGGGTGAGAACAGCCCCACCCTCTCCCGTTCCAAGGGCAAAAATAGATGCAGTTCTGACAGGCGTCGGGTTCAGCCCAAGCGAGTTCTTCTAATGCCTCTCGGTCGTCTATCTTCATCGACGCCGCAGCCAAGTCAGATAGTCTGCACCTTCCTCCGGCTCCCAAAAGACCTTGATCATATCGGGATGCGTTAAAGGCAAGTTCGGGTTGATCGTAGTAACCGCGCAAGGTGAGAGCGAGTTGTCTCTAAAGCCTTTGTCCTTTGCGAAACGGTCATAGACCTTATACGAGGCGACCTTTAGCGCGTGCATGGTAATCCCAGAGATACCGTCCTTCAGCACGCTATAGGCGCTCTCATGCTTGTGGCCGGCGACATAGATATGATCGCGGGTTCCCATCAAAGCCGCCTTCATCGGACCGTGGGCGGGGTTCCAGATCGACGAGCCGCTGTGATCGTGCCGAGCATTGACCCGCACTTCCGCGCCGTTCGGGAATCGTAACGCAAGACGAGCCTCGGAGGACTTATAGAGGGCGTTCTGCTGCCGAGCAATCCACTTGAGCGGATCACCTGCGCCTGACCATAGATCGTGATTGCCGCCGATCATATAGAGCCAGTCGCAGCGATTGACGAACCATTCTGCGATCTTCCACGCTTGCGCCGCTGACGTACTCTGATCGGCGTAGAGGCGAGCAAGACGACCGCACCAGTTGTTCGTGGTATCGCCCACGTTACAGGCGAACAGTCCCTCGGTCTCGTTGCAGAGAGCCGTATGCCGCTCGATAGCCTCGATGTCGCAACCGTCATCATCGACGTGCGGATCGCCGAAGTGCAGCAGACCGATAGCGCCGGGAATCTTGATACGAATCGGGATAAGTTTTGATGCTTCCTCATGCTCGCGCTTGTGTGCGAATTTGCGCTTGCGCTGCTCGATGAGTTCCTCGATGGGAACATCGTCATCGGGGAGTGGCGTGAATTCAAACTCTCTCGCAGATGGGGTTTGTTTGCCGGGTTGATATGTTGACTCTGGTATGAGATGCCCGTTTTGCTTCATTCGCTTCAAGCGATGCAGCAGGGTTCTTTCGTTTAATCCTAGTTCAGAAGCAGCAGCAGAGCGTACCCCGTTGTGCTTTTGTAGAGTCTTAATGATCTGATCATCGGTCGCTTTTGCGGCTACCACGAATCACCTTTTTTCTGTTCACCTTGATGCCGAGTTCCTTTCGACGTTCATCGGTGCGTTGATCGTCACGGACAGCAGACCATTCCAGTTGTCCGTCCACTAGCCGAAACTGCTCCTTGTGGGTCAAGGCGCAATCGCAGCACTCGGTAAAGGTGTAACCCTTTACGCGATACCAAACTCCGTCATACATCTGCACGACGGGAATTTTTTTCGCCATCTCAACCTCGCAGGTATAACCGTTGCTCGTCGAGTCGTCGCTTAACTAGTCCAGGCAACACGCGACCGCCGCCCTTTGTCCATTTCATGAATTCTTCTGCTGCGCCTTCGTAGTCGCCGCGATTGTGTTTCATGCGGAGACCAGACCGCTGAAGATTCCCCAGACCCACGTTGAAAGAGAAGGAAACGAGGCTGTCGAACCTGCCTTGATGACCAACAGCAGAAGGGCAATATCGGGCAACGCCTCGCTCAAACCGCGCAAGGTCTTTAGAAAGTAGATCGTCCACTTCAGCAGCAGTCCAGACACGGCGATCCTCGTCCTTCAATGCAAACTGTAATCGATCGGATACAGGGAGTTTTGCTTGCTCTGGGTATAAGACGTGCCCGACGCCGACCGTCCATAGCCGCGCCGGACACAAGTACGGGCGCATCCTTACGCCCTCATGATGTTTGATGAGAGTAAGCGTTTCTGCGCTGACGTTCATTTTTTAGCGAAGGCTTGCGTCCCGAACCAAAAGGCGATGATCGAGGACAGAATCAGCATTTCGTCATCGCTGAATACGTTGTCCATCGCAATCGCAAACGGGATGCCTGTCGTGTAGGCGTACCAAACTCCGGCTATGTTGATAGCAACTAACTCAAGGACGAAGATATACGTCACCACCGGACGAACCGAAGCACGCAGGTTGATCATCCATTGGCTTGCACCTTTGCCGATCTCCATGTCGTGCTGATATAAGGCAACTCGTTCTTCGGCTGCCGTTTGCATCGCAATCTGCTCTGTCTTAATTTCCTCGATATGCGCTTGTGCTTGAAAACCCTTTGCAGCCAGTTCTAACTCTCGCTCCTTTTGCATAGCGAGGATGGCCAGTTCGTGTTTCTTGTCCTGCCGATCTTGAAAAACTTGCAGAATCTTGGGGAGTCCACCCGCAAGGAACGACAGAAACGTGCTAACCATTGTCATCATTGTCTTTCTCCACATCGTGCTTTGAACCAATCATAATTCCTGACAAAGTGCCGACCAGAAAAGTCGCAATCGGGTTGATCAATTTAAAGAACTCCGCATCATTCGGTGCTTGCGCGTCAATCGGCTGAACCACAAAAATAAGAGAATAGAGAACCGCAACAATGATAATCAGCAGCGTCACCGCAAGCGTAATTCCAACGATAAATCGCAGTAACGTATCTAGTTGAGGATTTACTCGCATTTTGTTTGCCTCAAAGTCATTTCAGTACAAGTGCCGCTTGCCGAACAGATTGGCTGGTTACACTCTGTGTTGTTCCAGTTAGTCGGGTCTTGACACGGGTAGCGGTAACGATCCGCACAACCGACCGTTGTTAACACAACTATCAGCATCATCAGCCGTTTCATTTGTCAGACTTCTTGTTAAGCAAATCAAACAAAGTTTTTATCTTGTCCTCTAGCACCGCCACGCGAAGGTCAAGTTTTGACAAGACAATGATCAAGGTAATTAGCGCCAGAATAACAGGCCATGCTCTAGTAAAAATCTCGAATAGTTCCATGACCTGCCCTCCTTTATCGACGCTCTAATGCCCTATCTAACTTGGCCTCGATTGATTGAAGTCTTTGAGTGGTGTCTGCAAGCCGAGCCTCAATAACAGCGATGCGACGGTCTGCTTCCGGTTGGATCGTAGTTTGCTCGACCTTTTCTAATCGTGCGCTGATAGCATCAAGGCTTGATGTCATCTGCGTACCCCAAATAATAAGGGCAACAACCAATCCGCCATCGACAAGCAGTGATCCGGTCGGCACTTTGAATTTAGAAAAGTCGATCATCGTCAATCCTCCTATCATGGCGGCAGTCCACCCGTATCGGGTCGCTCTATCGTAATCAACACATCAGCGGTCGTCGTCAAAGGAGTTCCAGAGGTGCTATCCGTCACCGTGCAGCGATACGTCGAATACAGAACATCGCCTTCGTTCAAGCCGGAAGCCGAGAAAGTAGTCGTCGCAGAAGTTGAACTGTTAACCGTCAGGGTGTCGCCTTCGTACAACGCCCACGAATAGGTATAGGGCGAGACGCCACCTGTAGGCGTTACGGTCGTGCTGCTAGTCGTTGCTGTAGAGACCGAGGTCGATTCGTACAGAGAGGCAGGGCTTGCCGACGCGCTAAAGTTAGCGCGAACGATAGTGACCGAAACATCGACCGTTGCCGTGGCTGCTGCGTTATCCGTAACCGTGCATCGGAAAACAGCGTTGTATGTCGTACCGCTGACAAGGCTCGTTCCCGTAAAGGTCGTACTCGCAGCCGATGCGCTATCAGCAGAGATAGATGCTGATCCGCTCTGTCGCGTCCATGCGTACGTGTAAGGCGACGTGCCGCCCGTAGCCGTGACCGTAACCCCTGCCGTCGTGATTGAGGCTGCGGGGTCGGTCTTGCTCGCAGAGGACGGGCTGACCGTAGCAAGGAGGGTCGTGGGTTGGAACGCCGCACCTGCCGGAACGCCAGTAACCGGAGGCTCTGGGGATGATTCCGCGCCGTCTGGGGTCTTTAGAACCACCCAATAGTAGCGGGTCGTGGTGTCTACCTTCGGAATGAATACGTTAGTCGAGATGCCGCGCCAGATGACAGAGGCAGACGAAAACGGCGTTGCCGAAGTGTATTCATAAACATCGTAGAACGCACCGACAGGGACAATCGAAGGAGCCGTCCAAGTCAGGGCAAATCCGCTTTGCAGAGTATTGACCGCAAGGTTAGTTGGCGGGAGCGGAGTATAGATTTCTGGCGTTGGAGTGCTAACACTAGTAGGTGTCAGGTAGTCAGTCGTAAGCGGGTCGTTCCAATCTGTTGAGGCTTCCTCACGCAGGAT